AGAGATAATCGAGGACGTCGAGGGTGCGTTGTGGACGCTGATGATGCTGGACGAGCTGCGAGTGGACGATACGCCCGACCTTGAGCGCATCGTGGTGGCTGTGGACCCGGCTGTGAGCGCGCACCAGGACTCAGACGAGACCGGCATCGTGGCTGTGGGCATTGGGGTGGACGGTGAGGGCTACGTGCTGGCTGACCGGAGCTGCAAGCTGTCGCCGGCAGGCTGGGCTCGTATCGTTGCAGGCTTATATCACGACCTCGAGGCTGACCGGGTGGTGGTCGAAGCGAATCAGGGAGGCGAGATGGTGGAGTACACGCTCGCTACGGTCGATCAGAGCGTGCCGGTGAAGCGCATTCACGCTTCCAGGGGCAAGCGGCTGCGCGCCGAGCCGGTGGCGGCGCTCTATGAGCAGGCCAGAGTGCACCATGTGGGCGTGTTCTCAGCGCTCGAGGACCAGATGATGAGCTTCACGGGTGACTCAGGCGGGGCTGACGATAGAGTGGATGCCCTCGTGCATGGGCTGACCGAGGCTGTACTGGATGGCGCAGCGGGTCCGGGCGTCTGGTGAGAGAGCGAGACTACTAATGGAACAGTTCAAACAGATGAAGCTATCGCTGGGCATCGTGATGGCTATCGTGGCTCAGTCGTTTGGCGGCATTTGGTACGTGGCGCAGTTAGACAGCACGGTGAGCAGCACGGAGTCGGCAGTGATAGCGATGGAAGAGACGATCAGCGAGATGGATGAGCGTATCGATAGGCTCGAGACGCGTAGCGATGTGATTGAGAACGAGATGCGGACGATCATGTCAGACCATGAAGGGTTCAACGACGTACTCCGCACCCTCGGCATCGCTGGGTATGGCGATAACCGAAAGTACGGAGATTACGATTAGCAGCGCTCCTGTTATGCGTGGTGTTTCTGGTATCGCACAGCCGCAGCGTGCGGGTCGTCGGGTGAGTTGGCGCAATGCGGGCATTCGCCCCCACCCAATTTGGCTAGCCATTCCTGCTCTATCGTTTCGAGGTCTTCACGCACCCACTGAAGCGGCATGCCCGTGGCTTGGAAGTATGCCGCCCTCAGCTCGCTGAACGCTCGCAAGAGGACGTAGTCACTCTCGATCGATTCATCGCGCTCACCGTAGAGCATGCTGCCAACGATGATCCCGGCCTTGCGGATGCTCGCTAGGGTGTCTGTGTCTGCGTGTGCCATTGTGTCCTCCCGTTTCCCTCTCCTGTGTGAACACAGTGTAGCATAGTGTGGTCAACTTGACAACACGCTGCGCACACCCTATGATCACACTATAAGAAAGAGCAAAGGAGCTAGAGCAATGACAGCAACACAGACACCAATCCTCCACTTGTCAAATCCAGATGACGCAATGATAGAAGTCGGTACCGCGTTTGCTAATTTCGAGGCAATCGGCAAGTGGGATGTATACGAGATCGTCTTTGACCTGATGGACCGACGCAAGATCACGCTCAACATGATTCAAATGATTGGGTCGTGGAACGGGATACCCGAGCACGTGATCAGGATGCGTCGCCTTCAGTGGGTAAATATGCGCAAGGCGTAGACTCACTCACTCGACCAGTAAGATTAGCCCCTCAGCCAGCGCTGGGGGGCTTTTCTTTGTCCTTCTGTTGACCAAATGAAGGCGCAGCGATAGCCTCAACATGCACACGCTCCGCATCGGAGCTTGCCCGTGGCGTCATTCCTTGAGCGTCTGCTGTCCCCGCGTGTTGTAAAACAAGAGGGCAGCGAGGTATCGCTCTCTGTGCCGTTGGCACCAGACACGTCCAGCACGGCTCCTGACCTGCTGCCGTTCGCTCGCCGTGGTTATGACCAGAACACGATCGTCAATGCTTGCGTGCGTGAGCTGGCGACCATCACCGCTGCACCTGTCTACGAGGTAGAGCGCAAGGCAGACGATGGGACTGTGGAGCGCGTCGCGTATGACTTAGTGGAGCACCCGAACGCAGACCAGTCGATGGCTGAGTTCGTAGAGCTGCTCATGACCTACCTACAGGTGAGCGGCAATGCGTACGTGATGCGCGAGCGCGGTCGCTCTGGTGCGATCGTGAGCTTGCAGCTCTTGCGGCCCGATCGTGTGACGGTCAACCTAAGCAAGGGCACCGTCACAAGCTACACCTATGAGATAGATGCCAGCTCGTACACGCTGCCGCCCGGCGATGTGTCACATCTCAAGCTCCCTAACCCTGCCGATGACGTCTACGGGCTGTCTCCGCTCACCGTCTGCGCTCGATATCTCAATATTGACATCAGCGTTAGCACATTCCTGGCCAGCTACTTCGCCAATGCCGGGGTGCCAGCAGGCATCCTGAAGCTACAGCGGCGCATCAACTCACAGCAGGAAGCCGACGCGGCTCGGCACAAGTGGCGGTCCTCGTTCTCGGGTCAGCGCGGCTGGCACGGCGTAGCGGTGCTCGACTCCGATGCGGAGTACCAGCAGATCGCCCCGTCTCTCAAGGACATGGACACGAGTGCCATGAGCCGAGCCACTGAGACCAGGGTGTGTGCCGTATTTGGCGTGCCGCCCATCCTGCTCGGGCTACAGTCGGGGCTCGAGGTCAGTTCATACAGCAACTATGAGCAGGCCAGAGAGAGCTTTATCGCGGAAACGGTGAGCCCGCTCGTGGCCAAGGTGGCCTTGTTCCTCACGCGAGCCTTTGAGCTGGAGCCTGGAACCGTGGTTCGAGGCAACACGACTGGCGTAAAGGCGTGGACTGAGGACGTCACCGTCGCCTCGACAAGGGTCGTCGGGCAGTACGCGGCTGGCATTATCACATTGAACGAAGCCCGATCGGCGCTTGGATTCACGGCGCTCGAGGGTGGCGGCACGAGGCTCGTGCCGATGAACATCATGGAAGTTGGCGTCGAAGGCGTCGATGTGGCCGAGCTGACTGCCGGTATAACGGACGCTAAGCGTCTCCAGGCGGGCATACCGGCGGCTGATTACATGCTACGGGCACCTGCGGCACTCCCTCGCTCGCGGGCGCTCTCTGCGCGCTTAGAGAAAGAGCGCGAGCAGTTGAGTGATGACTTCGAGAAGAAGTTGCAGGCGTACTTCAAGCGCCTACGCAGCACGGTGGCCGGGCGTATGGGCCGACTGATGGAGCGCTCTGGCGACGTTTCTGAGGTCAAAGCGCTGCCGCCAGTGGGGTCTATCCTGCCATCTGACGGTGGCGAGGGCCTGAAGGACGTGGTTCGTAGAGGCTATCACGAGGTAGTCAAAGCCACCTGGCAGACGGTAGCGGCCTCTGGTGTGGCTGGCGCGGTGCCATTCGACGACAAGCTACCAATCATCCGCCAGCTGATCGGCCCTGCCGAGATGGCTGCGACGGCCATGTGGACCAGCACCGAGCAGGCTGTAGCTCGTTCGGTTGATCTGGCTGTAGAGCGTGGCTACTCAATCTCGCAATTAGCGCGGGGAGCGCCGAAGGACAAGTTCCCAGGGATCAATTCTATCGTCCAGGAAACATACAAGAACCGCGCCCGTACCATCGCTCGCACTGAGGTCATGAGGGCACAGAACGCGACCACCATCGGCTACTACGCCAGCCAGGACATCGGTTTCGTGAGGGCGTTCGACCCGGATGGTGAATCCAGTGACACGCTGGAAGATCCTGCTGATGGGCGTACATGCTCCCAGCGTAACGGTGAGATTTACACCGTCGCAGATGCGGCAGACGTGATCGGCTCGCACCCTAACTGCCGCCTGACCTGGACACCGATGACAGACACGGCATACATCGAAGATCGCGCAGCTATTTCGGCTGTCGCCTTGGGGTTGAGCACTGGCACTGATAAAGAGCTAGAAATTGCTACCGCCACTATGACCGTCACTGAGTTCAAGGTGCCTGTACCTGACTACATGAAGGCCAACGCGACCAGGGGGTTGCAGTATATCGAAGAGGGGCGAGCTGCCAGTCAGGGGACGACAGCTATGGTACTCGAAGAGGCGCAGGGACTCGCCAAGGGAATTGTCACTGATGCGAAGGTGCTCCGCATGGGGCCGTGGTTCGAGCGACATATGAGCGACCTCGAGGCAGCGGCGAACAGCAAGCCAGAGTCGAGCGATTGGCCTGGTCCCGGTGCTGTGAGCTGGCTGCTGTGGGGCGGGAATCCGTTGAATCCGGGGCAGAGCCTCGACTGGGCAATGCGCCAGGCGAGCGTCATTAGTGAAGGGGAGAGCTACTGATGGAACATAAGATCGCAGACCTTAGCGACATAAAGGTCATAGACGAGGCGGCTGGGATCGTCGAGGCGTTCACTAATTCAATGGGAATTGTGGACTCAGACCTCGACATTATCGAGATCAGTGCGTTCGACAACTCCATCAAGAACAATCTCCCAATCCCTGCACTGGTTGCTCACGACCCGAGCGCCGTTGTAGGCAAGGTCATATCTGCTTTATCCGTAGAGTCTGAGGACGGTACGGCGAGACTTTATAACCGTATCCAGTTCAATTTGGACACACAGATGGGACGTGAAGCGTTTAGTAACGTCTCGGGTGGATTCGTGAGGTCGTGGTCCGTGGGGTTCAACATCCCGGACGGCGCTGTCGAGATGGACAGGCAGGACGGAACAGCGGTTCGCCGTATCAAGGATCTCGATTGGGTAGAGGTGTCATCAGTGCTTCGAGGCGCAAGCCCCGACACCGCCACGATTAGCGCGAAGAGCGAAGTAGCCGAGGATACTGATGAGCTGAAGATAGTCATCCCACCGCACGACACAGGGGTTATTCAGGAGCCGTGGAGCGGTGCAGATAATACGCGTCGGTTAAATAGGGATGATAAGGCTGCGTATGAAGAGGCGTTTGCGTACCTAAATTATGGCTCCAACCCGGACGCCAAAAGCTCTTACAGATTTATTCATCATGAAGTCAGCGGCGGCGGAAACGTTGGCGACGCCAATGTGGTCGCCTGCCAGACAGGAATCGGGGTTCTTAATGGTGCTCGCGGGGGCACCACTATCCCCGAATCGGATAAGCAAGGGGTGTGGAAGCACCTTGCCAAACACTTAAAAGATGGAGGCCTCGAGCCGCCTGAGCTCAAGGACGCATTGCCGGACGCTACTGCCGCCGACATTGCCGCCGAAGTCCGGGCTGATCGCGTGCCTGCCGAAACCGACGCGAGCGAGGGATTGGTGGCCAGACTGCTGACCGCTCGACTGCGACGGGCGAAAAACGTATTCAAAGAAAGATTGGACAACTGATAGTGAGTGAGGAAATCAACAAGTTCAGCCACGCGGAGAGTCTCCGCCTGATGGCTGAGAAGGCACTCGAGACGGGCGATCTTGATCGCGCTCGAACGCTGACCGAAGAGATGGAAGCAGTACAGACCGAGGCTGAGACCGAGAGCGACCTGACTCGCCGCCTAGAGGCAGCGATGAAGAGCGACATGCAGCCGTTGAACACGGTGCCCGTGGCGGCTGGCGACATTGCTGAGGACAGCAAGAACATCAAGCGCGCCGATGGCACGTATCTCAGTCACGTGGATGCGAACTACCGCCCGGCTGGCTGGGTGAAGTCTGACCTCGGTCGGGACTTGCCAGCTATGGCACAGCCGTCATGGATTCTCGCCAAGGCAGGCGACAACGTGAAGGCTGAGGCACAGTACCAATCTGACGTATGGCTCCGGTGGTTCTCTGCCAAATCAGAAGACTCGTTCTTCCGCACTGCATCGCCAGATGAGACCAAAGCCATGCAAGAGGGAACCGACAACGAGGGCGGATATTTTGTTCCAGAAGAATTTCTGAATCAGAATTTTTCCATCCCGGATGCACCTGGTGGACAGCTCCGTGACAAGTGCACGGTCGTGAGGGTGACGGGTAAGGACGGGTATCTACCCACTCTTGCGGGAACCACTTTCACCGGGATCGCCGAGGAAGCCGCTTTCACTGGCGTGGAGAGCACTCCCGTTGTGGGGCAGGTGGCATTCACCACTGGCAAGTACGGAAGCCTCATTCGCGTGAGCGATGAATTATTGGCAGACTCAATTCCGAATCTGCCGAACCTGCTCAGTGGGATCTTCGGCACCGCGTGGGGTCGCAAGTCTCAGGCCATGATCACGGGCGGGAACGGCTCGGGACCAACGTACCAGGGCATCGTCAACGGCACGGACGGCGCTGGTGCGTCTACGACGTACTTCACGCTCGCCAACGCAACTTCGATTGTGGCTGCGGACGTCGTATCCGCTTATTTCGATGTGCCAGCCCAACACAGGGGATCAGAAGGCTTCGCCTGGGTGTTCACCAGCGAGCTGGGCGGTCTAATCAACGGGATCGGCACTACTGCCGCTGGCGTGCACGCCATCAGCGATCTCACCAACGCACCGGACGCCTTCCTTATGGGACGTCCCGTCGTGTATAGCGACGTCACTGGATCCGGCCTCGGCACCAGCATCACCTCCACCGAGAAGGTGGGTGTGGCGGGTGATTTCAAGAGCTTCATGATCTTCGAAAGGGCCGGTATAAGTGTCCGTAGAAACGACTCCCTCTATATGGGGAATGGTCAGGTGGGCTTCTTCGCTACGGCACGCGGGGATGGACGAATGGCAGTTGCCGATGCGTTCAGAATCCTGCGAGCTGCTTAGTAGATAAAGGAGTAACGCGCTAAAAGCGCGCAAGCAAGAGACTGCCGTCCGCCTACAAGGGGTCAACCCAGGCGGGCGGCAGTCAACACATGACAGGAGGTATGAATGCCGAAGGCTGTATG